TCGGGCTGAAATCCTGGACGGTTCTACATCGCAATCGGACCGTTCCAGGATTCAGGCTGAATTCCAAGACCATAACTCTAGTCTTCGTGTAGTATTACTATCTATGACTATGGGTGTGGGCATCGACCTTGATGCTGCAGATGACATGGTGTTCTTTGATGTACCATATTCATCTGATGATGCTGAACAGGTAGAGGACCGTATCGATCGTCTATCTCGAACGCACCGAATGACCATATGGTGGCTTATGTCTAATGAGACCATCGACTTGGCTATTGCCGAAACAAACGGTGATAGATTTAACTTGTCTCGTGAACTGTTAGATGGTTCTCGTGGCATCGAATATGCAAGGCAAGTCCTTGCTTCTTTAAGGAGATAAATGTCAGACCCGTCTGCTATGTTTACTAATGATGATGCTGTCATGGATTTTGTGGCTCATCTCGGTATGGAAATCGTTGATGTTGGAGAAATCCATTCATCACTTATCAGTCAAGACAATCCTGATAAAAAGGAAGAAGATCAGATTCTTATCAAAGCAAACGCTATGATGGTATTTTCTGCTCTACTAGCCTTGGGTATTGTTGAGAGTAAAAATGTGGAAGCCGCCCGAACGGCTTTCAAAATCTGGACTTCACCAATTATGGCTGAGTTGAATCAGATTGCTTTCTCGGAAGAGATCAAGCAGGCTGGTGAATATGTTGATTCGTCAATCACAGATATTGAGAAGTTTATAAATAAGGAGAGTAATGACACATCCAGTGAACCTGGCGATGGAAGCGGTAATATTTGATGCCATCGCCAATCAACCAAGGTCCCAGCAAACGCTTATCGGTCCGTCAGAAATTGGAACGGACTGTCTCAGATGTTTGGCTCGTAAGTTGGCTGGTGTGGAGCGGGATAAGCCATCCACTATCGCTGATCTTCCGTGGCTCCCATTCCTCGGAACTTCTATGCATGAAATGTTGGAAGGCTTCTTTCAAAAAGCGAACGTCGATGGCGAGGCACCCCGCTGGCTCATCGAGACCCGACTCACAGTAGGTGCTATTGGTCCTAACGTCATCAAAGGTTCTTGTGACCTATTTGACACTGAGACCGGCACTGTTGTCGACCACAAGTTGGTTGGCACCACAAAACTAGTATCAGTACGCCGTAAAGGTCCTGGTGATACTTACAGAATCCAAGCCCACTTGTATGGTCTTGGTTGGAAAAATGCTGGATATGATGTCAACGAAGTTGCTGTCAAGTTTTATCCACGCAACAGTATTTCACTCTCAGAGGGCATCTTCTGGAGTGAACCGTACGATGAACAAGTGGCTCTCAATGCTCTTGCTCGGGCGAACGAAATCTATGCTAAGGTTACTTCTACGGAAGACCTCAACGCATATCTCAGGACGCTTGACATTAGTAAAGATTGTTTCTCTTGCGCAGAGTACCCCTCCGTAGATGAGCCTATCGAAGTGTACTTCGATGACTTGTTTACACAACCCCTATCAAAGTAAATCGTTTAGGAGACGAAACCCATATGGCAAATCAGCCTTATTTCGAGGACAGTTTTTCACAACCTGCCTCACCGTCCAAATTCCGTCCAGCCGACTACCAGGGCAGCCTGCTCCTAGTTTGGCCTACTGAGTACCGTCAGGGTATCAAGACTGACTATGGAGACAGCGATGCTATTGCTGCTCGTGTTGTAGTTCTTGATGCACCAAATGGTGTTGAAGAACACGACAACGTGTTGTTCTTCCAGGGTGCTCTTATCTCAACCTTGAAGCCATCTGTAGGCACTAATAAGCCTGTTCTTGGTCGTCTAGGTCGTGGCACTTCAAAGCCAGGTCAGTCTGCACCGTTCATCCTCACCCCATTCACTGAGGCGGATGCTAAGGCTGCACGTGACTACTTCGCCAACCAGTTTGGTGGAACTACTGCTGCACCTGCTACCGCACCGGCTCCTGCTGGTGTCCCTGCTGACAAGGTTGACCTTGCCAACAGTCTCGCACAATCCGGTGTCGGTATCGACCAGATCGCTTTGGCGACAGGTCTCACCGTTGACCAGGTTAAGGGTATCGTTACCCTCTAACGAATGTTATACTGATGGTGACCCCGATAGTTTGTCTCCTTTCCTATCGGGGTCTTCCATCTTACTAAGGAGTGAATAAAGATGTTAAACACTAAACCGATTCTTGACCTGTTCACAAGGCTCGGTAAAACTGAAACTGACAAAGTAACTGTTTGTTATTTCGGTCCGAAAAACCCTTGGACTTCCAAGTCCTTGCCATTAGCGAACGCAGACATATTTGCGCAAACACTGACTGCTAATGGTATGAATGTCTACACGATGGTGAACTCGGTAGACGAGTCAGTAATTACATCCGCTAACACTCGCGGCGATGTTAACGACATTGTTCGCTTGAACGCCTTATGGGCTGACCTGGACTACAAAGATTCAGGTATTAACAACTACGAAAATGCTATGGGCATTATCGAATCTATCTCCGCCATCATCGGCGCTAACCCTTGCGCCATTGTCCATTCAGGTCACGGTTTACAACCTTACTGGCCGATTGAAGACGGCGAAATCGATGACATGAACCGTTCCATGGTGGCAGGTATTTCACGCCGCTTCGGACAACTCATCCAACGTGTAGCCGAACTGTATGGTGGTAAGGTTGATAACGTATCAGACCTACCACGAGTACTGCGAGCGCCTGGTACGATTAACCATAAAGATGCTGAGCATCCTGTAAATGTAGAGGTTGAGTTTAATGATTTCACATATCCTATTGAACTTTCGCAAGTGGTTGAAGCCCTCGAGTCGCATGGTTTTATTTCAGACAACACGACTGTCAGTGAATTTGTTGTTGTTGCTCCCCCTGAGGAATGGCGTATTGCGCAAGACAATTGCGCTTGGACGGCACAACTTCTGGACTCTATCGACAAAGCAAACCCGAAAGCACGCCACCCCTGGCTCCTTGCACAGGCTATTAAAATCTACGCATCCGTCCGCTACGGTTGCTTTACTGAAGAGGGTTATAATCAAGCCGCCCAACTATTAGAAGCCAAGTTCCTCAACCTTCTAACTGAGGGAGAGAAACGGCAACCCCACCCAGGTGAAGTGCAAACCGCTTTTAAATGGGCTAAACAAATGGTGTCAACCTATTCTGAGGCAAAACTTTCCTCAGAGGTTCGCAACCATGTACACAAACTACACTTATCCGCAGTACCAGACCTCCCAAAAGGACAAGCATCCGTGTCGACCACTACAGACGGCTCACTAGCAGTCGCACCTGAACTAGCCCCAATCGGTTTACCAATGGATGCTTTCAAATACACTGACGTTGCGAACGCTGAAAGGCTAGCAGACTTCGCACAAGGAAAGTTCATCTTCGTCCCTGATCTTGGCTGGTACCGTTGGGAGAACAGCACATACGTACCAGACACAGCAAAGTCAATCGAAAGGTTGGCTGCCGAGGCCGCCCTGTCCTTTGGAGCACTCGATGCTTCAAAGGCTGGGATGGACTGGGCTAAGAAGTCTTTATCTCGTTCAGCACTCACAAGTTCTGTCATGTTGGCACAATCAGTGCCAGACATTATCGTCCTACCGCACGAACTGGACAAAAACCCCCTAGAACTATGCACGCCAAATGGAATAGTCAACCTGGAGACAGGTGTGTTGCGTGATGCAGACCCTAAGACGGACTACAACACGATGCAAACCACTGTAGCGCCTAGCCAAAAAGAAACACCAATGTGGGATCAGTTCCTTAAACTGGTAATCACAGACGAAGACCGCATCAACTACATCCAAGAACTCCTCGGTATTGCGTTGATTGGTGAAGTTCGTTGGCATGTGCTGCCAGTATTTGTTGGTGTGGGTGCCAACGGTAAGTCAACCCTGTTGGAGATTGCTTCAAAGATTCTAGGAACTTATGCTCGCTCCATGCCAGAAAACTTCTTGCTAGACACGAACACTACACAGCATGCTACCGAAATCGCTAACCTGCGTGGTGTGCGTTTCGCTGTGGCATCTGAAACTAGACCTGACGGTAAGTTCAACGAGTCCCGTATTAAGATGTTGACTGGTGGAGATACTATCTCTGCCCGCAAAATGTATAAAGACTTCTTCGACTTCAAACCGAGCCACACTTTGTTCCTTGCTGTTAACCACCTACCGACTGTTCGTTCGGGCGGGTCAGGTTTCTGGAGGCGTTTACGTAAGATTGACTTCAGTTACCAAGTGCCTGAAGCCTTACAGAAGCAAGGCTTGTCGGACGACATTGTTAAATATGAGGGTCCGGGTGTTCTTGCTTGGATGATTGAGGGCGCAATTCGTGTGCTTAACAACGGGCTGAGTGAACCTGATGCTGTCAAGTTGGCTACTACAGAGTACCGCTTTGAGGAAGACCACATGTCGAAGTTCATTGAAGACTGTGTTGTTGTTAACGCTGCAAGTATGGTGTCTGCGCAAGAACTGCTACAGACTTACAGGACTTGGTGTGACATGAATGGTGAAACTTCACTCGCCATGACCCCATTCTTACGTGAAATGCGTATGCGTATGCCTATCTCACCTCAACGTGGTGGTGCCGGTCGCCGCATGTATGCTGGTATATATCTATACAATATTGCTGGCAACGACACGGACACCACTAACCATGAGGACCGTAGGTACAACTAATGGCTGATAACGAAATTTGTTTAGCCTGCAAAGCAGGTTTTCATGATGAGTGTGCTGACATGTGGAACGGCAACCTGGCAGACGACACTGAGTGTTGCTGTCTAGGTGCCTACTCCCTGGAACCGTCAAACGCTTATGAAGCAGCCTTGTCTGCAGACAAACTAGATATTGATGCCTATTTTGAAGGTTACACTGGCACCAAGTCGTTGGATCAGTACGCTGACCCTATCTCTACTGGACGTAAAGAAGCGGTAAAGAAGTTCCCTATCAAACCTGGAATGGTTTGTGAGTGGGCGTGGCTGAAGAATGCTGGTGGTGGTGTTAAACCAATCATTGGCTGTCCAGGTCATCCTGCTGAAGCCGTACACCATGGCCCTGACAAAAACACTATGTGCAACATTGAAGGAAACGTCCACCGTATTTGTGCTGAATGTCACAACCGTTGGCATGCCACGAATGACCCGTTTTATGGGGATCGTCCTGTTAATGCTGAGGGTAAAGTTGATGCGAGTGTGCCGTTCTTACCTATTGGTCAGGATGCTTTACCGCATGACCCTGTAACGTTTGCTACGGATGAAATGATTCACGCTGAGGATAAGAAGCGTAGGGATGAAGCCCGTAAGCATGGGACATTACCGAAGGTCTTAGAAGACTAAACCATCTCGAATAGGGTGAAACTGAAGGTATCTCCAGTTGAGATTGTTGCACCAGATGACATTGCGCTAATGGTTATAGTTCCGTTTGATTGAATGTATCCACCTGTAAGAGGACCTGAACCGTTAGTTAGTACCATTCCACTGTCTGAGGTTGTGTTGTACCATCCAGAGGTTAAGGTTGCTACGTTTTGGTTTGTAATGTTACCAGTTGCTGGTACTGTTACGTTTCCACCAGAACGGCTTACTGTAAGGATTCCGTTTACTATACCGTTTAACCTTCTAATGTTGTAAGAAGTTACAGACCAACCTGTTGCTGCACTGATTACGGTAGAGGTAAGCCAACCAGTGTCAGCGGTAGTAAGTTTTGCGTCCAACGCTGTTTGCAAACCAGTAACGTTAGCAATAGTGTGCGTGTGGTTACCTAAGGAAACAGTTGTACCAGTTGTCCCCGTAGGGATACGGGCGATAGCGAAAGTTCCGCTAGTAACATCAGCCGCATCATGCGTATGGCTTGAGGCTGCCTTGCCTGCTAAATCGGTTGTTAGGTTAGTGACCTGTGACTGTGCAACAGTAATAGGGTCAGATCCTGCAGAACCATGGGTTGAAGCGTGAGCGGTAGGGGTGCGTGAGTCAGACAAGCGAGTATCCGTAGTTATGACTGCAGTACCGGTGACCTGTGACGGGGCAATAGCCAAAGTGGACTGGGCTGAATTAATCCAACCGCTACCATTATATTTAAGTAGATCGCCCGATACTGCAGAACCAGTAAACACGTCATGCAACTCATTAAGTTCATAACCGTTTTGTACTTTGACAAGGATTTGTCCGTTGCTGCTATTTGCTCGTCGAACAATACCAAGGTAAACGCTGTGCGCTGGTTCGGCAGGTGGTGCACCAAAAACATAACCACCAGCAGTTGAAGATAACCAAACAGACTGACCAGCAGTAGCCGAACCAGTGTTTACGTTATCTAGCAAACCTTCGGTAATAACGTAACCGTCTGCGTTAGCAGCCAAGTCTTGCTCAAGAATACCAAGCGTCTTTGACGAAGTTGCTTCAGTGTCAGCGTCTGCTAAACCTATTAGAGCGTGGGTTCCGTTTGCACCTGTTATGTAAACAACTTGACCTTTAGTAACAGTTGCACCAGTGTCGTTACGTACCAACTGTTTTACAACAGTGGTGTAAGCAGCCGCACCAGGTGCAGCCCAAACAGTGTCATAATTTGTGGTCGAGTTTTTGGTAAGGATTTGACCAGCAGTACCTCCAGTTGGTACACCTGGACCAGTTGCTCCTGTAGCACCTGTAGCACCTGTTGCACCGGTAGCACCAGTCAAACCTATGGGACCTTGAGCACCAGTAGCACCAGTAGCACCAGTAGCACCAGTTGAGCCTGTTGCTCCAACAAGAGAAGTCAACCAAGCGGCTTCAGTTCCAACAAAACCATTTGCTACAGCAACTTCGTAAGCCGAATCACCATCCACTCCATTTGTACCATTTGTACCATTTGTACCATTTGTACCATTTGTACCATTTGTGCCTGCCGCCCCTGTAGCGCCTGTAGCACCCGTAGCACCTGTAGCACCAGTAGCACCAGTAGCACCAGTAGCACCCGTGGCTCCAACAAGAGAAGTCAACCAAGCGGCTTCAGTTCCAACGAAACCATTTGCTACAGCAACTTCGTAAGCCGAATCCCCATCCACCCCATTCGTACCATTCGTACCATTCGTACCATTCGTACCATTCGTACCCGCCGCACCAGTAGCACCAGTAGCACCAGTTGCCCCTGTTGGACCTGTTGGACCAGTCGGACCTGTAGCACCTGTAGCACCCTGCGTAAAGTAAGGAAGACTAACCCAAGCAGTAGATCCGTCACCAATCTTTACCTTTAAAGTGTCAGTCTCAACACCCATCTCACCATGAGCAAGAACAGGGTTAGCGGCAGTCCACTCCGCAGCAGTGCCACGTCGAATCTGAATAATAACAGCCATTAAACTGCGCCTCCATCAAGGTGAGGAATAGGAGTATAAATTGTTGACGGAGTGCCGCCATCAATGTTCATCCAACTATTCATTAAATCATTAAAATCTAAACGGACAGAGTCCTTACCATCATGGCGGTGACTTCCAGGTGAGGCTTGAAAAGGCTTCGGACCAAGAGTATGATGGATAGCAGTAGCCCCGGTGTCGGTATCAGCCGACAAATGCAACTGACTTACGTCAATGTTTGGGGATTCTGCCATAATTGAATATTAGCACGAAAGAGACGAATGAGTAAGGCAAAACAAATTGGCACATCTGCCGAAACTGGCGTACGTAAGCATCTACTACGTGAAGGTTACAGCGAACTAGAAGCCCGCCGAAACGTACTAACAGGTTCCCTAGACCAAGGCGATGTTTGGTTACACGACGAACAGCACGGTCTAATCGTTTTCGAGGTAAAAGGAGGAGCCAGTGCAAAGACGGCTTCACACGAACAAACAATCAAATGGCTTGAAGAAGCCAGAATCGAGTGCCTAAATGCGTCAGGCACTTACGGGTTTCTTGTCACTCAGCGTGCTGGGTTCTCTAGTGATCGCAGCGGCAATTGGTGGGCCTACACCACTCTTAGCGTTCTTGTTCGGCTTAGTAATCCCCTCAGTAATTATTCTGGTAATAGTGACCCTATTGTTAGACTAACTTTAAAAGAATTGACAGACCTAATCCGTGGCTAGTCCCAAAAAATTAATTAGACCATCCGAAATGCTGTTCAGCATCTCGGAACAAATGAGAATATCCGCCTCCCAACCCAACATAAATAGGTACAAACCGCATGCAAAACAAATCGAATTCAGCGCAGATCAACATAAACATAGACTCTACGTTGGAGGTAACCGAAGCGGCAAAACTGTTGCTGGAGTTATCGAAGACATTTACTATCTCAAAGGCGAGCATCCACATAGGAAGGTCCCCGAAGGTATTATCCGTGGACGTGTTGTTGGAGTCGACTTCTCCTCCGGAATTGATAAAATCCTCCTACCTCAATTCAAACAATGGGTCCCGCCTTCACTACTGGTCAACGGCTCCTGGGAAGACTCATACTCCAAAGAACGTAGGGTACTAACCCTATCCAACGGATCTTTTGTAGAGTTCATGTCTTACGACCAGGACCTGCAAAAGTTCGCTGGAACCTCTCGACACTTCGTCCACTTTGACGAAGAGCCGCCAGAAATGGTGTACGACGAATGTCGTGCCCGTCTTGTAGACACCAACGGGGACTGGTGGATGACCCTCACTCCTGTTGAAGGTATGGAATACATCTACGAACAGGTCTACTTACCAGGCAAGCAAGGCCACCCGCAGTTCGGCGTAGTCGAAGTAGAAATGTCGGACAACCCATACCTGGACAAGAAGGCTATTGAAGACTACCTATCCTCACTAACCCCTGAACAACGAGCAATCCGTGAAAAAGGTCAGTTCATCCAGGTTGGTGGCGCAGTATTTAAAGACTTCCACCGTTCAACCCATGCCCTGCCCTCGGAAGAGTTTAAACTTACTAAGAAGCACCGAGTTTATGTGTCAGTTGACTATGGTTGGAGAGACCCCACAGCCATCCTATGGCACGCTGTAGCCCCCGATGGCACCATTACAACCTTCGCAGAGCACTATCAGGCGCAAATGACCATCCAAGAGCACTGTGAAGCCTTCCACAGAATCAACCGAGAATGGAATATACAGCCGTTCATGGTCGTTGGTGACCCTGCTCTGGCTCAAACTAACGGAGTAAAAGGAACTTCTTACCTTCAAGAGTTCCAACTTGGTGGCATGAACATAGTTATTGACATTATTCCCCGCCAAATTGGTATTGGTTTAAACAAAATGCAACAATACATCAAGATAAATCCAAGGACAAATAAACCTTTCTGGCTCATAACAGACGACTGTCAAAATCTTATTGGAGAGTTATCTAAACTTAAGTTCAAGCGGCGAGCGAACCGGCAAGCCGAAATGACCTTAAACAAACTTGAAGAAATCCAAGACAAATACAACCACGCATTTGACTCATCAAGATACTTCTTTACTCTTATGGACGACCTAACACCAGATGTTATGAGCGGGCAAAGAGAGATGATGCACGAGTTTGGTGATACACTTAATGCAGTAGAACAAGACACAAGACGAGATAACGGAACGTCCTCCTGGACGTTTAAGAACGCCTCTGACGAAACAATAGGATGGGAATAATGGCTAGCGGAGCATGGCAGCGTAAGGCTGGTAAAAACCCTAAAGGTGGTTTAAACGAGACTGGTCGCAAGTCCTACGAAGCACAAAACCCTGGATCTAATCTACGACCACCCGTAAAATCAGGCGACAACCCTCGTAGAGCATCTTTTCTTGCTCGTATGGCGGGAATGCCTGGACCAGAGTATGATGAGAAGGGTAGACCTACCCGTCTACTACTATCCCTACAAGCATGGGGAGCATCATCTAAGTCTGACGCAAAGGCTAAGGCAGCAGCGCTGTCCAAACGCCTCAAGTCAAAAGGAGACAAATAATGCCTAGAACTTTTCAAACATACACCCGCGCACCACACGTTCCACACGAATGTGTTGCTTGTGGAGCAAGTGGCGGGCTTGACAACATCCTTGTCGACCTAGACAAGCAGATCGACTATCATGGAATGGTCTACCTTTGTTACCGTTGTTTGGTTGCTGTAAGCCACCAACTTGGTTTCATAACCCCAGATCGTGCAGTTATTCTAAAGGATGAGAACGCTGCACTCAACGAGAAGATTAAGCGCATCCCGCTTATTACCGAAAGATTAATAAATGACATACGAGACATTTCTATTAACGCTAGTGCTGACCTCCTTGCTGATACTGCCGCTGTCGTTTTGGTTGATGACAAAAACATTGAACCAAGCAACGAGGGGGCTAGTGAAGCAGAACGAGGAGACAAGCAAGATGCTATCCCAGGCAGTGAACCTGTTGTCGACAAAGGATCCAATAGCGTTTCAACAAATATTAGCAGCAAGCGGTCAACTCGCTCCGCTGTATCAACAAGCCCCGTTAGTAACGGATAATTACGAAGAGGTAGATGACGATAATGAGTATGATTTTGCCGCTGTCAGAGAAGAGTATGGCATCAAGTGATGCTATTGATTACGCAGCACCCGAAGTAACTTCAAGCCTGCTCGATGATGCTGCGCTAAAGAAACTCCAAAATGACTCTAAAGGCAAAAAGATTGTCGACTACATCCGCAAGGAATACACCAAGTCAAAGGATTCAAAGAACTGGCGTGTGCGACAGTGGTACATCAACATGTCGTTCGAACGCGGCAAACAGTATGTAGCCTGGGACTCAACAAAGAGCCAGATCGCATCCCTACCCCGTGGTGACAAAAACCTACCCCGCATCACCATCAACCGCATTCGGCCCATCGTGCGAACCGAAATCTCCAAACTAACCAGCCAGAAGCCATCGGCTGTAGCCCTACCGGCATCAAACGAAATCGAAGACATCTTCGCTGCAACTGCTGCCACCCAGATTTGGGAGTCAATGTACGACCGCCTAAAGATTGGTCGTGAAATGCGTGCAGTGGCACGAGACATTTCAGTACTAGGCATCGGATACCTTAAGACTTATTGGGACGAAGAAGCCGACTACATGGACGACCAAAAAGGTGACGTGTGCGTAGACCACGTATCCCCTTTCAACGTATTCGTCCCAGACCTATCAATCGTTGATCACGAAAAGCAGCCATACATGCTGCACGTGTACACGAAGCCGCTTGAATGGGTTAAGACCATGTACAAAGACCTTATCCCCAAGGACAAGCAACCAACTGTTGTAGCCTCAACAGAAATTGCGGACATCTCTTCAGCCCTAGACATCCGTGAGAACAACAGCAAGCCTGATGCCTGCCTAGTGATCGAAGCATGGATTAAGCCAGGAACTTCAGCAATGTTCCCTAACGGTGGCTTTGTTACCATCGTAGACGACATCATTGTTGACGCATGTCTAACAGGTTTCCCTAGCGGCTACAACTGTTACCCAATCACCAAGTTTGACCACATTCCAAGCGGACAATACTACCCTGCCTGCGTAATCGACGACGCTATCCCTCTACAGCGTGAAGTAAACCGCACCCGTTCACAGCGCATCCAGGCTAAGAACATGATGGCTAAGCCACAGGTTTACTACCGTGAAGGTTCGCTATCTGTTTCAAAAATCAACACCGCACCAGGTCAGTACATTGGTGTTCGTCCAGGTTTCGACTTCCCACAGTCCGCCCCAATGCCTCAACTGCCACCATACGTGGCAGAAGAACTCCAAGCCTTGAACAACGACCTAGAAGACATCTCGGGTCAGCACCAAGTATCTAAGGGTGGCACCCCTCCAGGCGTTGAAGCCGCAACCGCTATCGCTTACCTGCAAGAACGGGACGACAGTTACCTAGCCCCAACCTTCGCCTCCATCGAAGAAGGTTTGTCACTAGTAGCAAAACTAGCCCTATCGTTAGTAGCCGAATACTGGACAACCGAGCGCACCGTAAAAATCGTTGGCTCAGACAGCAGTTTCTCTGCCGAACTATTTAAAGGCTCAGACATTGCTCGCGGAACTGACATCCGAATCGAATCCGGTTCAGCCTTGCCAACTTCAAAGGCCGCTAAACAAGCCCTTGTAATGGACATGATGAAGATGGGAATGATCCCACCAGAAGACGGTTTGAAACTTCTCGACATCACCACCATTAGAAGTTACTCTGACAATAAGGGTACCCGTCCTGATGAACTGCGTGCACAGCGTGAGAACATTCAGTTCAAGAACCTTACCGACATGGATGTTATGTCGCACTACCAGAAGTGGCAGCAAGGTGTGGCTGCAGGTCAGCCAGAGATGCTAAACCCTGAAACGGGTCAGCCATTAGCCCCACCAGCAATCATTGCTGTAAACAAGTGGGATAACCACGCTGTACACATTCAGGAACACGACACCTTCCGCAAGAGCCCAGCATACGACATGCTTAGCCCGACACAGAAGGCTGAACTCAACAAGCACATTAACATCCACGAACAAGCACTTGTTCAACTACAGATGGCAGCCCAGCCACCAATGGACGCAAACGGTCAACCGATACAGCAACCTCAAGGTCAGTAATGGAAAAGAAGTCAAAGGTTAATGAAGCAGGTAACTACACTAACCCTGCTATGCGTAAAGCGCTCTTTAACCGCATCAAGGCTGGCACCAAAGGCGGCGACCCTGGAGAATGGTCAGCCCGTAAAGCACAACTGTTAGCAACAAAGTATAAGAAGAGCGGTGGAGGGTACACTAACTAATGCCCTTAAAACCAACTCAACAAGCCCTTAAGAATTGGACTGAGCAGAAGTGGAAGACTTCTGATGGTAGTCTATCTAAAGGAAAGAAACGTTATCTTCCAGAGAACGCTTGGAACAGTCTGAGCGCTTCTGAGAAGAAAGCAACCAATGCCGCAAAGGCAAAGGGAAACCGTAAGGGAGAGCAATTCGTTGCTCAACCTAAAAAGATCGCTGCTAAAACAGCAACGTATAGATAGAGAAGGACCGAGGAATGGCTGAAGACGAAGGCACCCTAGATTACCAAGAAGTTGACTCATTTGAGGACAACGATGAAATTGCTTCATCTGATGAAGCGAATGACATTGAAGAAGACTCTTCTTCAAATAACAACCCATCACTGAACGAACTGTACGACATTCTACCGAAGTCGCTGCACGGCATGATTGAGCCTGTAGTGTCTAAGTGGCAGTCCGGTATTGACCGCGAGTTTGAAAAAATGTCAGGGTATCGTGCCCTAGCAGATGCAGGTGTGTCGCCAGACATTATCGAAGCCTCGCTAGAACTAGCCCAGCAGATCTCCGCTAACCCTAAAGCAATCTACGATGAACTTGCAGAACGCTACGGATGGCAGCAGGCTCAGCAAATAATGCAGGAAGCAACTGAAGTTGCTGCTGTAGCCTCTGACGAAGAAGACGGGTTTGCTTTCGACCTAGGAGACGAATCTTCTGCTGAACTAAAGGCGCTTAAGGCTGAAATTAACGCACTCCGTTCAGAGCGTGAAGAAGAAGTTGCCCAGGCTGAAGAAGCCCGATACGAGTACGAAATTGAAACCTCACTAGAGTATCTACGTGAAGAGCACGGCGACATTGACGAAAACATGATTGTTCGTCGAGCCATGCTACTTAGCGAAGAGTACCCTGATGCGGAACTTCCACAGTTAATTGGTGCCGCTTACGAACAGTACCAGCAAGAAGTGGACAAGATCACTCAGCAGGTAGGTCGCCGCGCTCCACGTGTTGCAGGTGGTGCTGGAAACGGTACACCAGCCCCAGAAGTTGTAAAACTTAACAGCCGTGACGAACGAGTAGCCGCAATTGAACAAATTGCTAAACAGTTCGGTCGTTTTAACTAACTGTGTTACACTTTAATTAGTAGTGAGTACGGCCACGAGTGGCTAGGGCGAACGAAATACATAAATGAATTATTCAATCTAGCACTTAGGAGTGTATTATGGCCGATGGTCAGAACCTCGCTATTGCCAACGTAATCCTTAAAGACGTTTACGGTGACATTAACGAACAAATCAATAACGCAACTCCAGCACTGGATGGTATTAAGTCAAGCGCTCGTAACATTACTCAGGTTGGTGGTCTAGGTGTCAAGTTTGTTGCACACGTAGGTCGTAACACTGGTATTGGTGCACGTGGTGAAGACGAAGACCTACCAGAGGCTGGCAACCAGCAGTACCAAGAAGGCCAGACTGGTCTAAAGTCGTTCTATGGATCCGTACGCCTAACCGGTCAGGTTATGGCTCAGGCTTCACAGAACTACCAGACCTTCGCTGACGTAACTTCAGAAGAAATCGAGCGCATTCGCGACGACATTGCTAAAGACCAGAACCGCCAGATCTTCGGAGACGGCACTGGAACTCTAGCAAAGGTTGCAACTGCCAACACTGTTGCTGGGGCTACCCTAGCACTAGACAGCGTGAAGTACATTCACATTGGTATGCGCGTAGACGTTCTACTTGCTGCCTCGCTAGTAAACACAGTACCAACCCCTGCTCACACCGCCGGTTACATGACTGTAACCGGAATCAACAAGGCTACCAAGGTAGTTACTTTCGACCGCAACCTTGCTGCGAGCGTTACTGTTGGTTCGGCTGTTGTTCGTTCGAACTCAACCTCGGCAACTCAGGTTAACAACTGGAAGAAGGAATGGTCTGGATTCGGTGCTCTAATCAGCAACACCAGCGTCCTTCACGGAATCGACCCTGCAACCACTCCTTCATGGGCTGCAAAGGTTGACGACATCTCTGTCTCAAGCGTGCCACAGCAGATCACCGAACTAGACATGATCGGTATGGTTACTAGCATTGCTGAGGAAGGCGACAAGCCAGACGTTATCTGGACCGACCACGGTTCATGGAACGGATACTGGAAGACCCTTCAGGACCGTCGTCGGTACGTGAACAAGGTAGACCTCGATGGTGGTAACCGTGGACTAGGTTTTGCGACCGAGTTCGGTGACCTACCATTCAAGGCTGACTTCGACGCACCAGATGGTAAGATGTGGTTTGTTAACCAGAAGAAGATCAACCTAAACACTAACCGTGGTTGGGAATGGATCGATGAAGACGGTTCGAAGTGGAAGCAAGTTCCCCGTCGTGACGCCTTCATTGCGTACCTACGTAACTACTCTGAGATCTCGACTTACCGTCGTAACACTCACGGTGTAATCTCGGGTATCGCTTCAGGTATCTAACCGATTAATCCCCGCGTGGGGCATAGGTGATCCTCGTAACCTATGCCCCATTCGGCTTATCAAGGAGTAACAAATGGCTATAGAATATTTTAAACAAAACGGAATGATTCAAGACCTCAGCGAACTTGACCGTATGAGAGACGTCCCGCCAGGTTGTGAACGGTTCGCCCGTGTCCTAGCAGACTACGACCCAACCTTATATATCCGCAAGTTGGAACCCAGCCACCCACAGTTCAACAAAGACAAACCTTACTCTGTTGTAGTTAGCGGAGGGCAAGACCGTTACGTTCTGAAAAACTATGCGGAATGGGAACTGGACGAACGTATTATGGCAGACATTATTACGGCAGACGTAACCCAATCAGGTGGTTCAATTGATGACATTCAGGCTCTAAACGCTGCACATGAGTTCATGAAGATTAAAGAACGAGAAGAAATGTTGGCTGAACGCCGAGAATTAGCCCGAGATGTTGCTAAACTAGGACTGACAATGAATTACGCCCGCCATAACGGAAAGTTACTGTTCGACCCAAATGCCTAGAGAATCTTACACACGCACAGCATACGAAGTAGCCGAAGACGTTAAACGTATCTTTGGCGATGAGGCTTTAGTTGAACTTAAAAGCGCTGACTTGTTACGTTGGGTTAACGCTGCACAGCGAGAGATCGCCAGCAGTAACCAGACTTTAAAAGGTAGCGCAGCATCCGATGTTGTTGCAGGTCAAACCCTTTACGCCCTTCCAGAGAACAGCCCGGTATATCAGATTCAAGGAATCCACTACAAAGGTGTCCCGCTAAAAGCAATCTCTTTCCAGGCGGCTCAAGAAACCATTAGTGCTGACGACCCTGACATGGAAGCCACAGGCGACCCTAAGATTTGGTACGAATGGGACGGCGACATCTACATTTACCCTTCAGCAAACGAAAATGGTGTAGGTGCTCTTACTCTTTACTACATTGCTTACCCACAGAACCTTACAGGTTTAAATGACCTTTTGCAGGTTCCTGACCGTTTCTACAACCAAGTAATGGATTACGTTCTAGGCCAGGCATACCGTTTGGATGAGAACTGGCAAGCAATGTCTTACCAAGACCAGCGTTTCCGTGACTCAATGAACCGCCAAATGACTCAAGAAAACACTGTAGACGTAAATTTTTACCCTACTAAGGTTGTTCTTCCAGAGGACGAATAATGTCCAGGGAAGGCGTTGTTCTATCTAATTTCACTGGCGGGCTAAATAACGCCAACAACCCTACCCTCATTGAAGAGAACGAACTCTCAATCGCTAACAACGTAGTTATTTCCCCAAACGGTAAAGTAGTTAGCAGACCGCCAATCGTTTCAACCACAGTTTCCCCACTAGGAACTGGTCGTATGCGCATCCTTGGCAACTTCCGCAACGAAGACGGAGTGGCTTTTGTTGTTGTAGCCAACGACACTAAGACCAGCATTTACAACATCTCTGCTGGAACCTTTACAGAGATTTGGGCTTTCGGCGCAGCCGACATGACAACCTACCTCAACCGCTTATACCTTGTTCGTACAGGTGGCGCAGGTGGCTACTGGTCAAAGATTAGCGGAAGTTACACCTTTACTGCAGTTGCAGCAATGCCTGCAGGCAACCAAATCTTAGCAATGATGGGCAGAATCTACATTTCTAGCCGCGCCCTAGGTAACACTTCAACCATTCGTTACAGCGAAATCACTTCAGTGTCTGCTGGAACCTCAATTGACCAGTTCCCTGTCGGCAACTTCATTGATGTTAGCGAAGGTGACGGACAGAACATGATTCGCCTCATCGAAGGAAACAGCGAAATCTTCATCTTCCGCAGCAACTCAACCTGGCGTTTAGCGTTCGGAGCCTCAGCAGAACCAACCGACGGATCATTAAGCGCTCTCTCTACTTCTATCGGTGTAGACAACGAGTTCTGTGTGGTTAAAGTAGACAACACTTACGCTGTACTGTATGCCGGAACGTTATACAACTTTGCTGGATACAACTACTACCCAATAAACAACACCCAAAAAGTGGAGTTTAAAGGCGAAGGAACCTGGAACGTCAAAACAACCCTGTCCAAAGTCGGTCCATACTTGCTCGTCTGGAACTCAGGCATTACGTACTGTTACAACACTGAAACATCGACGTGGACAACCTGGACCAGCCTACTATCCCCGTACTACTTCTTAGAAGCACCTTACGGAAGCATCATCTCCGAAGGGTCACCAACTACAGCCTTCGGTGTTTCGGCAAGAAAAGTAGGCGACAGCACAGCAACCACGCTGCTAAGAATAAGATTAGAACACCTAACAGACACCGAAACAATTGTTTCCACCATTCGCACCGCAACATACGACATGGGGTTGCCAACCAAATTTAAACGACTCTTCGGCTGGGAGTTCGCTGGCACCATTGTTGACTATCTAAAAGCAACCCTAACCCCAATCGACTACAGGGACACAACTAGCACAACTTGGGGTCAAATCCTTTCATCAACCTGGTCGGCTGTGTTAGCCAACACCTGGAACCCTATTGGTGCACCCGAATCAACATTCATTAACGGGTTACAAACCAACTACCCTGTACCAATCGTAGTAAAAATTTCGGGTAAACAAACCTTTAAACGAGCATCATTTGAGGTTACTTTTGAGAACGATGGCTCACAATACACTTCACCATCAACCGTTGATGGGCTAGTCCTGTACATCCAGGCTGGACGTAGAATGACGATGGGACAGGTAGCATAATGAACGTAGGCGGATCAGGATTTAACAAGTACGCAGCAGGACCAAAACAGTACGGTATTGGCGTATCAGGACCTAACACAGGTATGAAACTTGACAAAGAGGGTTATAAAGAACGTTCCATGAAACAGCGTGCAAAGAACTCAGCCATGCTAAAATGGGTTCAGGGCAAAAATAGTGCTCGCATGTTTGCAAAACCTAAGTCACAGATTGGTAAGAGTTAATGGCAGATTCAATCAAAGCCGACTCCAGCATTACTGGGGCTAAAGGCATCGTTGCAGGGAAGCCTGGCACAACTCAAAGTGTTACCCAAAAATACAATGTAGGTATACCTGAGCAGTTGCAGATAAACCAGGCTGACAACAGTTTACAAAATAACCGTGCTTTGCGTTCATACCAAGAGAATGCGGCAGCAATGCAGTTGCGAACGAACCTTTCAAAAATTGACAGAAGTTCGCTTGATGCTTATAAAGGCATAGCGGACAACTATGCTGCACGTGGCATGTTGCGTAGCGGTGGATACCTTAAGGCTGATGACCGGGCTTACCAAGACACTCAGGATGTCAAACTTAACCAAGTTCAAAACCTTCAAGACCTTATTAACACTAACAAGATCACTGACACTGGGGAGCAGCAATCACGTAATACTACTGTTCAGCAACTTCTTGCACAGTTATTGGGTAATGATGCTATCAATAAAATGAAGCAGATCGGTGGCAACTAATGGCTGAGAACTTAGACCTTACGAGTGGTTACGGGGTAAAGCCTAAGCCTTCCGAAGCCGCAATGGACTTAACTGGTGGGCAGGTATTAAACCCAACAAGCAGTGTTATGACCCCTGGTGGTAACGTAAAGTCAACTCAAAACGACTTGTTTAACCGGGTGGGCGCCCAGTCTCGCATCCAGGTTCCAGGTATGAATGAGATGGACCCGCTAGACGCTTTCGGTCAAGCCAAGTCAAACATTTACGGTGAATACTCTTACCTAACTGGCGGCCCTAACATGGGCTTAATCCGTCAGTTAACGCAACAAAAACAGGACACCAGGAAGCGTTACAAAACAAATCGTGCCGATGTTGAAAACATGTACGGTCAGTTAACCGCAGACGTTCGAGCAGACACCGAAAACATTGGTAAGTCTTTTGATACAGGGATTGCTCAGTCTGCACAAGGCGCACAAGGTGTGGTTACGGGTCTTTCGGCAGAACTGGCTGCACAGCAGGAACGCCGCAACAGGGCTGCAAGTGAACTGGGTGTCGGTCAAGAGGCTATCCTAAACGACTTTGGATCAACCACTGCACTAAACCAGGCTATGGGAACTGTTCTTGGACAAAACCAAAACTGGCAAGGCTTCCTACAGTCCCAGAAGGGTACCGCTTTACAGCAAGGTGCAGACATGGGGCTTGCTGTCGGTAACACTAAGGTTCAGGCTGCTAATGCTATGAAAGCCGAGTTTGACCGTGTAACTATGGGTATAGATAACGCTATTGGTACAGAGAAGTCTAAGCAGGCTGTGCGCAAACTTACTGAAGAAGGTTCAATGCTTCTTGGTATTAACAAGAAGCGTTTGAAAAACACTCTTGAAAAGCAGTATGGTTTGGATAAACCTGAGGTTAACAAACTTATTAAGGCTCAGGAAGAAGTAGACGGCTACTTTAACGACAACCCTAGCGTTAAATGGAAGAGTCCTACAACGTTTGATGGTGTAAACCCTACAACTGGTCAAAAAGAGTTCTCTGCAGGTAAGAAGGGCTGGAACGCCATGATGACTAAGAACCTATTTGAAGAGTATGGTAAATTGAAGAACCTTGACGACGTAGCGAGAATGGATCCTTACTTAGGTCTGTTTGCAAAACAGAGCGGCTACAGCCCATCTGACGTTATCGCTGGCGGCTCAAACATAAAGTAAAGGCTAGTCCACTCACCTTAAAACTGCTATACTTGACCATTAGGAAGGCATTATGGCAGACAGCAACTCTTACATCCAAAAGGCTGGCAAGATTTCATCATCGGTGAAAGACATGTCAAAAGTAAACGTTGCCTCCGCCTCCGCAAAAGCCGAAAGACTGCTCGGAAAACCCTTCGCAAACTACTCCGACAAAGCAGCACGCCTAATCGGACCAGGTGGCAGAACCACAACCCCAGCATTTCCAACAACTCCAACAGATCCAATCGGCGGATTCGCAGACTCACTAATCCCCTCGAAACCTGCAGAAGAAACCAAACCTGACTACTCCGAGTGGGGTGCAATCGGTTGGGGATTCCGTGTAATCACCGGACTAGGGCGTGCCGTACTCAACACAGCCGCCACCTCAATCCATAATGCTGCAGAAATCAAGAGAACCGTCGAAGACGGAATCGAAGCAGACGAACTAGGCAAAATTGCTTCCAACTTTATTGGAATGGTATCTGCTCCAATAGTCGGAACCGTCAAAGGTTTAACATACTCCGTCCTACCCGACGCAAAAAAAGACATTGAAAACTTTACAGGCGGAAAAGTATACGACTCCTGGACCCAAGTCCTCAACAACGAAGACCTCACCGACCTAGGTGTACCAAAAATCAGTGAAGACGTGTACTGGGACACCGCTCTCGGCGGGTGGACAGCAAAAAACACGGTCGGAACTACCCTTGACATCCTCCTAGACCCTGCAACGTATGCAACATTAGGTATTGGTGGTGCAATTAAGGGTGCAGCCCGTGGTGCTTCGGTAGCAACCCGTTACGTTACCGCTGCAGACAAGGCTGGATTTGCTGAGAAAACTCTAAACGCTCCTCGACCGTTCTATGCTCCGCTACAAAAGGTTGAAGGAAAGAAACTTCGCACCCGCTTAGGTAACGAAATTGAACTTACTGACCCTAAATACACTATTGCTAACACTAACCCTTACCTTTACATCCTTAAAGAGATGGGTCGAGGCTTCCAGGAAGCCCACCAGGTTGCGTTTGACCGTTGGGCTTCAAAAACTGCGGCAAGAACGTTTGCAAAAGAGTTTGAACAAAACCTTGAAGCCCTCGGTAAGGCTGAATTAACCCCTGACGACCTAATGCAGGTTGGTCAAGACATAATCGCTCAAAGGCTTGCACTCAAAAAAGCAACTCTTGAAGCAGAGCAAAAAGTTTCAGCAGAAAAAATTAACGAAATCCTACTTAAAGAAGCCAATGACCTTGGTCAAGTTGTGGGAAGCGTTGTTAGCCCTAAAGGTATTAAAAAACTTCAAGCGAATCTGGGCACCCGTGCACTTATCCGTTTAGAGCAGTCGGCTGCTGAGGCAGGTATTGAAACACCTGAAAGACTTGTTACCACCCAGGCTGATGAAGTTGTGCGGTCTCTTGAAGGCCCGTCCCCTATTTTCCGTACAAATCGATCTGCGGCTGAACTTCGTGCAGCAACCCCTGTACAAAAACTTGCTGATGACATGACTTCTGCTTCTCGACGAGCAGATGGCAGTGCGGCTACCGCATGGGAGGCTTGGAGAACAGACCCAGCGAACGCTGAATACATTAAACTCCTAGACGAAGCATTTACCCAACCTGTAGGTTTTAGACAGACCATAGCCCGCAAAGGTGCTGAAACTGTTGAGAGAAGCACTAAGGGTGCTGAAAGCAAACGTAAAGGTGCTGGGGAAAGAATCGGTCCTGCCAAAAACAAAGAGATTGCTTTCCTTCAAGGCAAGCAGGCTGAACTCCAGCCAAAAGGTAAAGCCATGGTTTGGTCTGGAGATAACATCTCCAACGACTGGTTAAGGATCCGTCAAGCGCTAGGCGCAGACACCACCGGCACTCAAAGAATTTCTGTAGCAAACCTTACCGGTGAAATGTTGCAGGCTTCAGGCGTTTCTCTATCTCTCCTCGCTTCAAGAATTAAATGGGTTTCCAACCGCCTATCAGGTCAAGGCGAAGACTTTTACGCCATCGAACGTGTGGCAAACGACGGAGTAAACCCATTAACAAACAACCCTGAAATCACCAGGTCTTACAACCTTGCCGCAAACGCTGCCGAAAAAGAAATAGCAGCAAAACTTGGTCGCGACGTTTCCCCTCTACTTCGTGGGCGCATCTGGTCTCTACACCTAGAAGCAGCAGGTGTAGTGCGAGACAAAGAAATCAGAAACATCCTCGGTCGACTAGGTTTACCTAAAGAATCATTCGACGCCATCGACGGACGAGTATCCCTAGACAGCATCAGCGAAACAATCGCTGCCGCCAAAATGAACAAAATCTTGGCAGCCAAAAAAGCCATCCAAAAAGTTGCAGCCAAAAAAGAAATCAAAATCAACATCAAAGGCAAGCCAGTCATTGTAACCGTAGACATGGTAGCCGACCTTAAAGATGGAGAAGTACTCCAAGTTCTAGACGTCGCGCTGCGCCGCAACAAACTTCGCACCGAAATGGTTACAGACGCTGAACTCAAACGAGTCACAGAATACCTAGAAGACCTCCGTATGAAGAAGATGAAGGCTATCGAAACCCTCTTTGAAAACGGAATCGACATCTTCGGACAAGCAAAACCTACCCATGCTGTCATTAGCGGAACCCGCACAGGGGCAATGGGTGAACTAAACCGTAGAAACTTTGAAACACTATTTGCCAGCGAAAAAGAAGGCGCATCAGAGCGTCTCATGGGCGAATTCATTGCGTACGCTTACCGCGCCAGTGCGCACCGAGACTCCGTTGACGGTGGCCGTTTCGCTGAAGCCATAGACGACCTTGCTGAAAAAGCGGGCATCCCGCCAGTAAGCGAACTTTCAAACATGGAAGCCCTATCAACTGCCCTAAAGCCTTTGATGGAAAGAAAGCCTCTTACACCAAAAGAGATCGAAGAAGGCAAAGAACTCCCTGGCTATGCTTGGACCGAGTTTGTAACCCCACCTCTACTCCACACGCTAGAAGCCCGCACAAGAAGCATTGCGACAGCAAAAACTACTGGAACCCTTCCCCGTTCAGGAAAGTTCCTAAAAGCCGAAGAAGCCAGAATCACCAGTCGTGTTGAAGAAATGCTTGAGCGTTACGTAGAAGGCGCTGTTGAAGCGAAGATGAAACTTGACGGATACGCTTCAGCAAAAATTATTTTAAGTTTTAAACGTGGAGAAAAACGAAACACCTCTGTGTTGGACTTGGCAGACCAGGGAAAAACGGCTCGTGGCAAAGACCTTGTAAACGGAGATTTTCCTGTAGGAATAGAGGCTGCAGATGCTGTTCTAAACCCTAGCAGCAAAGACTTCATCAACTACATTGATGCAACCCCTGAAGTTCAAAAAATTGTAGGATCTCTAGGTGTACAGCCAGGGCTTGTAAGCGCAGTGCTAAAAGACGGGCGGGCTGTGCCTGCCGCCGCAGGAGAACCAGCAACTCACGTAATACTTACCGCAGTGCTTAAAGCCGTGAAAGAAAAAGGTTACAAGGGGCTAAGCGGTGCAGAAAAGGGTTTGTACGAGCGACTTCTATCTAAACAGTGGGAAACTGCATCTCGTAACGCTGTGCGAGCAATCGCTGAGTCAGAAGTGGCCCGCACCCTCCCGCTAGCGCTTCGCCCACAAGAACTCCTACCATTTATCTCAGCCCAAATCCGAATAAACGCAACCTCCGTTGCCCGTGTAGAAGCAAACATTGTAGCCCGTTTCTGGCACGCATACGACCTGCGTTTAGCAGAAGACCTCGTAGACCAAAAACTAGTAGCATCACCAAACGCCCGAGTAGTCTTACGTGGGATCGACGGAGCAACCAGCCTCGCCAACTCCAAAAAGAGTTTTGAAAAACTAGTAAAGAAAATAGAAGAAGTAATAGCAAAAGACTCGCCAAACCTGTCCAAACCTGAATGGGACGGCAAAATGTCCATTTCAGATGTTGTTGACAACGGCAACCCTAACCTGTTTATCTCCTGGTTGCGCAAAAAAGTAGTCGTAACATCAATGGATCAAGACGAATGGACTGCAGCAATGCAGCACATGAAAAACCTTACCCAACTTGGTGGAGGCGCAAGCCCATGGAGAAACTACAAAGAACTCCTAGACAGTTACCCTAACCGCAAGAACTCTCCACTACGCCCAGGTCAAGTAAACCCTGCCACTGGAAAAGTTATCCCTACCGAAGCCCAAGTACTAGAAGTACTACAGGCTTTAGGTATCGAAGATGCAGCAAAAGTCTTAGACAAAAAAGAGATCATCGAACGCTCTGACGTTTTAGCCTTAATCAGAAACGGTAAGAAACACATTAGCCAGGTTGAAATAGACCAGGTTAAGTTCAACACCGTCTTTGAAAGCACTCTAATTGCTAGCGGTAGAGATGTTGGAGACATCGCAGACGGCCTGCCAGCCCCAGACGTAACCGTTGACCAAACCCTACACATGTTGGCATCTTTTGCAAACGAACTTAACGCTCGTGGCGAAGGCTGGGTCATGGACCTTGCCTCTTACAGTGCAGGAAAAGCGTTCGGTCGTTTCACTGACATGGAGACAGTTCTAGCCCGTCAGGCTGGGGACTTATCAAAACCGGTTGCAGACATTGCTTACGAAGACATTACAAGTCGTGTGTTGCGTGCAAACTTCGACCAGACTGAAAAGGGTGCAAGAGCAGCCCTAAAAGAAAAAGGTGTCAAAGAAACCTTTATCAAAAACAACTTTGACATTGAAAACCTTTACACCGCAGACAAAGAAATGTTTTCAAGACTTTCGGCAATCGCAAGAGCAAACAACCTTGTGCTTGGAACTGAAGCCTACGAAAACTTCATGTCAAGATACGCCACCCTAGTTATTAACGCACGAGACCTCTACTTTAACGCTCGCGGAATCTACCCAAGTTCAACTATCTCCCTAAAGAGAAATCAGCACGCCCTAACCGCACGTGCAATGGGTCTAAATTATGACACTTTAAGCCAAACTGAGCGAAAAGCACTTGGTGCTCACGCAATCTACATAACCGAAGGTGACTTCATTGACGCACTAGGCGATGACATCTTTAAGCAACAGTTTTGCCAAGGACCGCTAAACAGCCTCCCAATCACCCCGCTCTTCTCACCTACCCGCATCCTTATTATGGCAATGGATTCCCTACCAGTCGGTCAATGGTTTGATGCAAACGAACTGCGCAACCTTCAAGACATTATGGAACGCATGATGATTGAAGACATGAAAAACATGTCCCGAGGCATTGACAAGAAAACAAACACAAAAATCAAGAGTCTTCTTAACTCCAACCCAGAAGAGACTATTGCACGTGTCCGCCTACTCGTTACACGCCTAATCCAGGAAGATGTAGCAACTAGCCTGCACCAAGCACACAGGCTCAACGGAGGATACGCTGTACAGCGCTTCAAGTATGAAGCAAACCGAATCGCAGAACCGATCATGACCGGTCTAATGAAGTTGCTAGACAACGACCTCAGCAGCGAAGGTATGAACATTAAAGCCGTTAAAAAGGCTTCAAAAGACTTAGATGCAGCCCTTGCCAACCAAACAGATGACGTAATGGTCGAAATCATTGCCAAAATGGACTTTAACGCCGTCATGGGAGCCCGTTTAGAGCCGATAGCGGCTGTCTTCATGCACCAGTCTGAAAAGGTCGCTAAGGCGGCCTCAGAGGCTAATTCGATACAGGAAATACAGCGAGCAAGCGCCCAGGCTAACGTAGACGCATTGGAAAGCCTAGATCCAGTCGTATTCGACAACCTAATTGTCTTAGACGCCATGAAAGCCGTAGACAACAACCTTAGCGACGACATGATGTACGAAATGTCTGTAAACAAACTAGCAGAACGTGGAAACATCCTCGCCAAACTTAAAGGCTGGAAAACCCTAAACCGTATCGGACGAGCCTTCGCAACCTGGAACATGGAAGACCTACGTGAACTGGTCAACCCAATCACCATGAACACCAAAACAGTAACAAGCGAATTTGCTGAAATTGTTGCAAGACACTTGCTTAAGATTAAAGAAAAGTATGCAGCATTTGAAGCCCAAACTGGTCGCAAACTATCAACAGAAGCCTTCAAAGCGCTACAAGAAATCCCAGACGAAATTGTTGTAAAAGCGTTTACTGCAATAAAACAACTAGAAAATGGCGCAATAGCCAAAAGCGATCAATTAACCAAAGGAATAAGCAAAGAAGCCTACGGTCAACTAGTCGACGATGCCAGGCTCCTAGACGAGTTTATCTCACCAGATGACACCATGCTAAGAGAAGCAATGGCTGACATGTGGGTAGTTCACAGCCGCCTGTTCTCTGGCGGAGAAGAAAGTTTTATTGCACGAAACGTAGCCTTTGAAGGCGACTTCATCAACAGAACCCTCCGAGAAATCGGGCAGGGAATGCTCCGTCAAAACATTGAAGTCATCGACACCGCCACTGGAAAAGTAATTACAGACAACAAAGCCGCACAGGCTGCGCTAACCGCAGGCGCAGCAACCACACAAATGGCTAAAAAAGCCGATGCCTTTGCATTCGTACAAACCAAAGACCCAGAAGCATTCGTAAACATTTGGCGAGAATGGGACATCGAAAACCCTTACGACATGTATGTTGCTGTTCACTCAGCAACTCAAAAAGTTATCGAAACAACAAGCGCAGCAGCAAACTTCACTCGACTATTCGGATTCGCTAAAGGCAGCATAAGCCGTGAAGAAGCCAAAGCAGCCGACCTAGTCGAACTAGTGCTACCCAAGCGAGCAACCCCAGGGAACGAACTACTATCAGCCATCCCGCCAGGTTACTACTTCCCTAGAGCAATCGTTGAACAACTTAAAGAAGTATCTTCGTACCTAACTCAGGTAAAACACTTGCAGGCTAACGGAAGCCTTGAACGAGCAATGATTAAAGTTCAACCGCTTCAAGACCTGGCAAAAAAGATGATGACCCAGTACAGCCCTAAAAACTGGATTCAAAACACTGTTGGTGGAGTTACCGCTAACGGTCTACTGTTGGGAGTGTGGAGCCCATTAGCGTACGGTCGCGCATCGGCTGTTATGCGGGCTGTAGGTATCGACGTAGAACAAGAACTAGGTTTAGAACCAGGCGCTATCGCCGGAATGTTCGCAGCAAAACAAACAAACGCAACAGAAGCCGCATTTGCTGTACTAGACCGCCGCACTGCAAAGGCTGAATTACAGATCAACCCAGTAAACGACCCAACCTCAAGCACCTCGTTCACAACCAGAATCAAAAACAAACAGGTGGCAGTCAGCCTTAAAGACTGGTGGGACCTTTATGTTAAAACTGTTGGTGTTGTGCCTCACAGCCAGGCTGGTGGAGCAGACCAGTTACGTGAACTAGACGTACTAGGAAGCACTAAGAAACGTGGCATTCTTCGCAGGGGCTACGACAAAGGCGATGCTTTCCTAGCCCGTTGGGCTGGAAACCGAGACGACTGGCTACGCCTAACCGCCTTCATCGACCTAATCCAAAAAGGCAACTGGAACAGCCTAGAAGAAGCCGCAGCCTTTGTGTCAAAAAAGGTTAACAAAGTTCACCCACAGATGCAGGGCCTAAGCGCTTTCAACCAAAAGTTCACCCGAAACTTTGTACTATTCTTCACCTGGCGTGCAAAAATGCTTGGAGCGGTACTTACAGGGGTGCTAGATAAGCCAGGAAGCGCCATAACTGTTCTTCGACTACAACAGTTCATGTCAGAAGCACAAGGTGCAGAATACAGTGGTTTTGGTGACTTTGACCCAAACAACCAACTACGCCCAAGTTACATGAAGGGCAACATGAACCCTACCTTCCTAAACGATGAAGGCAGAATGTCGTCCTTTACATTCTCAAACCCTGTAACCGACCTGCTCGGTCAAGGGTCATGGGTTCAAGCAATCCGCTTCAACAACCAAGACCCACTAGAAAAACAACTTGGAGAAATCACCTTCAACACGTTTGACAACTTCGTAACCTCATCACAGCCACTACTAATCTCAATGGCTAACGACTGGATCTTTGAAAAGAAAACACAAGGCGGAAGCCCGCTAATGTCAGGCAACCGTTTCACTCGACAAACTGTTCCATTGTTTGTTGAAGACGCAGCAAGCAAACTAGGTTTTGGACCAGTACACATCATGGTGGCACTAATGTTCCCAAATCTACCGATTGTTGGCTCTAAAGCCTCACAAAAAGGCATGAACGTAGACGCTGCCACCCGCAAGAACCAGATGGTGTTCGAGAACTGGATAACAGGTTTAAAGAAGACCGAACTGGACACAATAGACATCCGCAAGAAAGCCGTGCAAGAAATCTTGGCACGCAGAAGTGACCAAGCCGGTCAGTAACCCCAAAAGCAGAAAACCCGCCCGTAGTCTTCCTGGGGCGGGTTTTCGTTTATCTAATTTACATCTGAGTGTTGTCTAGTCCAGAGGTGTTGATTTTCTTGTAACCTACTTTTGACGCTTTTGAAGCAGCCTTCTTCAAAGCATCCTTCTTCGACGAAGAACTTTTACTACCACTGTTCATCATTTTAACGCCCATAGGGGTCTTCTTTGATTTCATGTCCATCATTTTTAAACCTACTTCATGCGGTCGGGGCTGACCAAAGGCTTAGAAGGAACAGTTTTAGGGGCCATAGACTTTAGATATTTCTTGCCTGCGGCTTCACCCTTTTTGGCGTTTATGTACATGCCTTCTAGGCTCTTAATCTTCTTAGGGTCAGCATTGTCTTTACGGTTAGCGGTCTTGCGAACAGTAGCGCTGATAGAACTAGCAGTTCCCATGGCGCGGTCGCCGCTAATTCGCTTTCTTAAAGCACGCTTACGGGAGTTCATCTTCTGCTCTGGAGTCATCTTTATCATGTCCATCCCAGGCTTGTAAGGAGACTTCTTACCTGGTAGGTTCATCTTGTCCATCCCAGGCTTGTAAGGAGACTTCTTACCTACGTAAGAATCGTCCTCATCCTTCTGGCCAGGCTTCAGGTATGAGTCGTTTTCGTCTTTCATCATTTTTGGCATTTTTAGTCCTTAGTAGGTTGGGGAGTTGTCGATTGTTGCTTTGTACTTCTTCTTCTTTTCATCCATCTTCTGCTTCGCTACACGAGCATCAAAACCTGCCTTAGAGTTCTCGTAAGCAAGTTTCTTCTCAAACTCGGCACGATTCTTCTTGTAGGCTTTCATAACAGAACGGCCAGACGCAGCATCATCAGCAGCAATCTTCTTGCGAAGAGCCTGAATTTTATCTAGGTTCATACCAGAACCAGTGTCTTTAGCCATTACTTATCCTTTTCTTCTTTCAACTTCTGAATAGCGTCCTGAGAAGCCTTAGCAACATCATCCGACGAAGCAGAACCAGTCACAGCAATCGCATAACCAACAGCCCCAACAACACCAATCATCACAGTAGACCAAGCAATCAAAATACCCACGAATGGATCACCAGTGAAAATTGCACCAGAACCTGCAGCCCCACCAATAACAAACAGTAGGATACCGAAACCACGCCAGGCAAGAGCACCTAGAACAGCCAAAACAGCCTTAAAACGAGCACCAAACGACATTAGATATTTTCCTTAGGGTTAGCCTCGAGTTTAGCCACCAAAGCAGCCACAGCAGGGTCAAGGACAGGTTTTACTGCCTCAACCGCTACAGGTGCCGGTGGAGTCTTTTCAACGGCTACAACAGCCGCAGGGAACGCTGGACGGCCAACGCCAATAATCACAGACATCGAACGCCACTGCTTCATAACCATGCCACCATTAGACAAGTTAGAAGGACCAGTGTTACCCTCAATAGTCAACACACGCTTACGCTTCAGATCAACCTTCACCACAATACCAGTGTGGTCAGGAGCGTGGTCATGGTTCCAGTCAAAGAAAGCAACATCACCAGGCTTAGCCTGCTTCACAGGGAACCAAGCCTTCTTCCTCTTAAACCAAGAAATACCCTTAGAGCACAGCGCGTAACCCTTCTTGGACTGCGCACCATTAATGGTTTTACCATTGCCCGAGTGGTTTAGGCAGTAAGAAACAAACATTGCACACCAAGCCGTCTGAACACCATACCAAGCACCAAAAATGGTGTGGTTACTGTTCTTAGGCTTTTCCTTGGTGCCAACATAAAACTGTGCTACAGCAAGAAATGCTGCAACAGTTCCAGGCTCAATGCCCTTCTTAACTAATGCTGGATGAAGATTAGCCATGATTGTTTCTAAACTCCTGAAATAGATTTAACAACTAAAACAATTATAGACCCCAGACCCGAACCCAAACCAGCATAAGCGATTTTTTCAATCCACTTTAAGCGGTCAAGCCCAGACTCAACATGTCTGACTCTGTCAGGCAATGTCGACAAATGTTTTAATTCAGACATCATGGTAATCTGATTCTCATTGATGTCCATCAATTTCTGGTACATCATTATGTTCGTAATACGAACGTGAGAATTTTCTTCAGCCATGAAGAAAGTTTATCACAACTTAGCGACAAACTCCTTGCCACGGAACAACGCTTTACCATCATTAATCTGTACAAGATCAGCAAAGAACTCGCCAGTCTTCTTATACGAAATAATAGCGATACCCTGCTGCCAGTTCTCAAAATAGGTTTCAGGCGAACCATCAATCTTGGTAGAACCATTCACAGACGGCACAGCACCATCAACACGACACAAACAGCCAGGAGAGACCGCTATCGACTTGATTGGTCCAAGCCGGTCAAAAACTGTTTTGGATTGGAGTTCTTGACGGTGAACATGCCCAAAGATGGTTGAGATGTGCGGGTCAGCATTCGTGTAGGCTGCCGCAGTCGACCCATTAGAACGAACCTTCGTTCCATGGACGGCACGAAGCCTGTCGTTGAGCCAGTACGCTCCGGCTGGGTAAGCATCAATATACTCCACTTTAATTTCATCTAATCGTAAAAGGTAAGGCAAAGACATTACAGGCATCTCGTTCGTATCTGCACGTTTTAAACCAAAAGCGCTTGCAGCGTTAGCAACAATAAACTTTTCCATACGCCTGTCATGGTTACCCTCAATGAGAACAATCTTGGCATTAGCGCCAGCAGCAGCCCGTTGCTCTTGCAAGAATTTGTAACCACGGTCGATAGCGTGCTGTGTAGTAAAAGCAAACGCTGCTTCTTGCTCAAAACGGCCCTGAGCAGGTAGGTCGATAAAGTCGCCCAGGTTAACTACTTCGTCAACTCTGTCGTGTTTAGCCAACCACTCCACAATCTGCAGAGCAACGTTCATTGCTTTCTCGTCATGGAAAGGGTCAAGTTTCTTGCCCAACTGACGATACCCAATTTGTGGGTCTGGTAATGCTACGGCTACTCGCCAACCACCGCTCTTAGGTCGAGGGTTTTTGTTGAGGTTTAACTTAATTGGTTGTGCACGGTGGATTGGTGTCCAAGCAAGATCTTGCATATGTGATACCTTTCAAGGTAAAAATTTTTTTTCAAGACCGAGTCTATCACAAATGTTAGGTTAGCGTACGCCGATCACTTCATACGTGCCTGAAGCACCCGTTGCACCAAAGGGAGTGCAAAGAAAAGCGGTAATAGCGGCAGCGTTAGTGCTACGGCCATTTACAAATCTAAGGTTTCCGCGAGCAAAAAGAGTTTTCTTAACAGCAGCGCCAGGGTAATCGATTTCAAAAACTTGTACGTTACCTACGGCTGTAACATCAGCAGTCAAAACAGCCGAGCCTGCAGCAGTAGTCAAAGACGTCGAACCAAAAGTAGTAGTAACAGTGTCCCAACCAGTTACCCCAGTGAAAGCAACATTAAGCCCGGTCATTCCACTGTAAGCGGTAGTAGTAATAGAAAGAATTAGTTTACGAAAACCAGTAGTAGTAATAGAGTTACCAAAAGGTGCAGAACTAGACCAAGAGCCAGAAGTCAACACCGAAAAACTAGGGATCGTTATATCAGTGTAAGCCTTAGCCGCAACCAAAGTAGCCGCATCCTGAGCGTCAACATAAGTTTTAGTCGTAGCATGCGCACCAGCAGACGGGGCAGCAACCGAAACAGTCTTACCAGTAAGATCTAAGGTTGCTTCGAGTTTCGCGGCCGTAACATTAGCATTAGCAATCTTAACGGTTGTAACAGCAGAATCAGCGATACGGCTAGTAGAAACCCAACTGTTAGCAGTAATAGCAGCAATGTCTGTATCATTCTCTCCAGCATAATCATTAACCTTCTCAAAGTTAGCGTTCAACACAGAAACATCTACAGGGTCAGCACCTGTCGGTAATGACAACTGTAACGGAAAATCACCAGTAGTAGGCATAACCAACCAATCTATTCGTCCTCGACAATTTCAGCATCAATACTTAAAGGAACATTCCACTTTGAAGCAGCCTCGGACACAGCCGAACTAATACGCTTCAACGCTTCAGGATCTTCAACATTGCGCTCTACAGCATCAATCATAGCAGAAATAACGCGGTCATACTCAGCGTTCTGCGACTTAGCAGACGGGTCATAATAACCAGTAATCGCCAGCAAATACTTAATAGCATCATTATTACCAGCCTGAGCACGTGCAGCCAAAGCAGTCAAAGCAGCCGGCACAGAAGAGCGTAACAAATCCTCAGTAGTCTTCCCATAAATGCGGGCAAACATAGGTTGCTTCAACCAACCCTGCCATTGCGCCCAAGAAACACCCAACTTCTTCAAACGTTGAAACGGGTCCATACTCAGCGACTGGTCAGTCATCACAGTCAACGCATACGCTTGCTCAGCCGTAATACCCACAGCAGTCTCCACAGGAATACCACGAGCCTCCAAAGCAGTCTTAAACTTAGGAGTAACTAACAGTTTTGTCAAAAACGGGATAGTTAAAGACCTGTCCTGGTCATAAATAGTTTGCACCTCAATAGGGAACCCGCGCTGATGCGCCAACCAAGCAGCATTAATCGCCCGCTCAAATAACAACTGTTCAGCAGGCTTACGCAACGCCTTAGTGTTAGTCTTCCCATACACTTCCATGTTCGGGTGAGACAACTCAATATCAGACATTTTCTTCCTTACATAAATGACAAGGCACAGTACCCCCACAATTATGTTCATTACAAACAAACACAGTAAAAGGTGGTAACTGTTTTAACAACTGTTCCTCACGCCTATCCCCACCCAAACGCATCGCAGTCCTAATCGCCCAGGCAGTGTCATGAATAGACTCAACCAAGAGGCAAATCCTCAACAGCCTGCAAATACTCATCAGACAACTTCAAACGATCAGCCAGAGCATGAGCCAAAGAATCCGGCATACCCCCAACAAAACCACCACGCTCATACTTAGCAACCGTCAAACGATTAATACGCAAAAACGAAGCAAAACGAGTAGGATTATCTGCAAACTCTGCCCGCCAAGAAATAAAAGAAGGATACAAATTAGATAACATCTCAGGAGGCAACTGCAACGCAGACAACGCACGACGCGGCACAACATCCTCAAAACCCTGCTCACCCCAAGCCACAACCCGAGACAACAACCCCACAGGATCCTCACCAGACAAACGAGCCAACACAGCAATCACACGCTCATTAGGTCGCCTAGTCCTACCCTCCTCAATCTGAGAAACAGTAGCACGCGACACACCCGCCAAGCGAGCCAACTCCTTCATCTCCAAACCATGGCGACGGCGAATAACACGCAAAGGATGATTCTGATAATTAGGCATAACAACAGTATACAAACATGCTATGCAAATAGCAATAAGCCACAAAAACCAGACCCAGGATGATACGCATGAAAAATCTAGATCGATCCAGAGCAAGAATGGTTTATGTAGGGGCCTGATGATTGGGGGTTCAACATCGCGTACTTCCGCGCGGGCCGGGGCTTCGGGGGATGTTTTAAAAAAAACCCACAGAATTTTGTCGAAACGGTAGCGTTGTTCTTGCTCGCCATTGCGGTCACGACAAGGCGAGCGCTATGCCTGAGCGCCCGCTCAGCGCATGCCCGTATCGTGGCACACCTGAAAGGGGTTGATTATGCGTAAACGCATGATTGACGCGCTGGCTTTACGTCAGCGCATTGTTGCTGGTGCTATTGCCAGCGACAAGGTTGCTGGTAAAGCAACCGCAAAGGGTCAGCGGAAATTGCTGGCGCAGGTCGGTAAGCCTGCTCAAATTGAGAAGTTAGTGTGGTCGGCTCCGGTCGGCTTCGCTATCTTTTGCGAGTCGGAGTCGCTTCCGTTTACCAGCATCGTTGAGGCGATGCAGGTTGCACAAAGCGGTTCTAACGCCGATGCGCTGGTTGCGATGTATGCAATCAAGTCACACTCGGCGTACCGTTCGGAGCGCTTCGATGAAGCGTTCACGGTCAGCGACATCGACCGTTTGGTTAAGCGAGAAATCGGTTACCAGCGCTTCGGCGGTATCGAACTCGGACTCGGCGGTTACTCAGCCGATGACGTGGTTCAGATGGCTATCGTTCGTTCATGGAACGATGCGCTAGTTCGTCTACTAGTAGGCACGGGGCAACTTGACCGCGCCGAAGCCGATGTCTACAAGCAGGCGCTTAACAAGCGTTCGCTTGCAGACTTTGCCGATGCCATCGAAGCGAGCGACTTTGTTCGTTACGATGTCCGTGAACGCGATGGCTTCTTGAGCATCGTCAAGCGTGACGCTAGCAGGATGAACGAGCGTATCGTTCGTCAAGCCGAAGCGTTTAGCATCCTCGTAGATACACTCAACGAGCAGGCTAGCCGCATCGAGTTCACCATCGGGGATGTGTACCGTAACATCCTTAAGGTACGCCGTGACGGTGTCGCGGCTATCCGTAGGATGCTGGAGGGCCTCACGGCCGATGGAACATTCACCGCAGGAAGCGAGTTCACCGCCAGTGAAAAAGCAACCTACGAGTTCCGTTCAGCAGTGAACGCCAACCTTGAGCAGTCGCTCATCGTTGCCAGCACGGAGAGCGACTTTATCAGCAAGTCGTTCACCGTGCAGGATGAGCGTGCGGAACTAATCGAGGCGCTACTAGCGACCGACCTAGTTCCAGCCGAAGCCGAAGCAGTAGCGTTCATCGCGCTACTGAACGATGGCTACTCAATCAGCGAACTAAAAGAGGAAGTGTTCAGCGACTTGTCGCCACGCCGATTCGGTTCGATGGTCAAGACTGCGCAGACACTAGTCAAGTAGGCGCAACAAGGAAGCCCCCCGCGAAAGCGGGGGGTTTTCCCCTGCGCATAGAAAGGAAACGAGTGGAATCTGCCTATTGTTGTTGCTCCCTGCGTTATGCCAGCGTTTGCCTTGACTAATGAGGGATACGTTCCACGCCCCTTACATAAAGCGTTAGCATGGCGTTATCTTCTACCTATGGCAGGGAGATACGCCACGCCGACACACGCCCAGCACCCCAGCACCACCCCCGTGGCTGGAAATTAGTGCGGGCGTTCCCCTATGCTTTCGTTACACACACACCTAAAAAAGGTGATGGTTTACATAGCACCTTATGTTTAGCCTGGCTTGTTTTTGTTTGTGCCTGTGTTTCCCTTGTTGTTTGTTCCCCTATTGAGAGGTTAGTTATGGCGACAAAAGAACTAGTAGCAGAGTTGACTGCTAAAGCGATGATCGAAGCGGGTTATGAAGCCCTATTCGAGTTGGCGGTTCAGTAATGGCTAAGATGGCATCGTTGGATGCTGAGCAGCGTGAGATTCCGTATGAGTATTTGATGTGGCGTAGGTTGGCTATTGTTAGTGCCTTGGTTTGGGTTAGCGCTATTGCTACTGTTATCACGCTTTTTATCTTGATTGTTACTTAGTATTTAGTGACAGCGAGGTGACAGGTTTATCCACAGGCAGGGTTGCTATGTCGTGACGACATACCTGTCTGTATCGGTACTTATCGGTACGGAGCAGTACTAGTGACAGCGTTTTGCTATTTTCACAAAAGTTTTGTAGGAAGTACCCTATTTATGGGCCTTATCCTTGTCATTGCCAAACTTTGGTAAAACGCTGTCACTGCTGTCACAATTACCACAGTTCCAGTATTTTATTGGGCTCCATAGCATTATTACTTGTGGATAACTCTATTTAGAAGGTATGAGTTATCCACAGGCAGTATCGTTATGGCGTGCTTAGCAGTCTTCGTACTGCTATGTCGTGACGATGGGTTACATAGTGCCACCTTTGTCATGTTTATGGCTTTGGTTTGTGCCTGTGTTTGCCTTTAGGTTTGTTACACATACACGCTTTTGTGTGTTGTGTTTCAAAGCATCCGACCACCCGGTCGGGTGGAAGTTAGCACATTTGGGAGTTGATTACATATGCTTTTTAATGAAGCAGATGTTGTCGTGTCTACTAATGTGCCTTATCTCTATTCATGGTTTAGAGGTCATCTTCGTGATGAACGTCAAAACGGTCGAGTTCAGTCGTACGGTAAAGCATCTATTGTTGTACCTCACACTAATTCGATTGAGTTGTCTGATAGCGCGGAGTCTTCTATTCAAGCGGCCAAGTATTTGATGGCCTCTGCCAAGTTGACACAGTATGTGATTGACAATCTGGGCAAGTTGCTTGCTCAGGGTCTAGCAGACAAAGTGGACGGCAAGGTGCTTGTTAAGCACGCTGGTTTGTCTATACCTTTGTATGTGACTTACATACCTAGAGATGTGGCTACGGTTAGTAACACGATTGTGTTAGAGCGTGCTGGTCAGGTACTTGTACCTGATGGCACGTACGAGGGACGTTATCGTATTATCGATCCGTTCAAGCCGTCCTTTAGTGGTGAGTTGGCTGAAGCGTATGCTTTGGCTCGTGCTACTGAGTATGGTGCTAGTTCGTTCACTGATAGCCTGTATGCGTTGGATACTACTGTGCGGTTACCTAGTGAGGTTGGTCTTGATGTTGCGTACACTCTAGGCAAGACGGTTACTCGGTTACATGAGCATATCCCGCTAAGCCTTGCTTCTGTGCGTGATGCTCGTAACCAATTGCTTGCTGATAAGGCTAGGCTAGGTGACACTAAGCGTGTTGAGCGACTTGCTACTTCACGCACTAACTTTGAGAGGTATTGGCAGACGTTGAAGTCTGACATCTCTAAGCGTGTGTTCCCTGCTGAAGTCACTCAAACATGGGATAGTATTCCTTTGTTGGAGCCTGGCTCTAATACTTCCAGAACATGGGGTATTGAGGTCGAGACTGTTCAGGCACAGTTGGTTAGCCGCCCCCGCGGGTGGGAAGCAACTAGTGACGGCTCATTAGAGTCTATGGGTGATAATGACGGTTGTTCTTGCGATTGCTCTGACTGTTATGACGGTTATCACGATAATTGTGATGAAGATGGTGGCGAATGTATGGAGTATGTGTCTCCTATCTTGTCGCACTTCCACAGCAACGGGTTGCGTGACCTGTGTGGGCCATTGGAGCATGCTCCGGTGAACAGCACTCCAGGGATCCACGTTCATGTTGGTGCTGAGGACTTGACTATCACTGATGTTGGTCGTCTAGTTCGCGCTTACAGTATTGTGTCACCGTTCATCGAACATATTGCTCATCGTAGTAGTCGCAACTATTGTCGCGATGTTACCTCGCAAAACCTCCAGTATTGGTTGTCTGCGGTGCGTAATGCGGTCAAGGGCGACTTGCTTAACTATCGTACTGGTGAGAAGTTGTCTGCCTCAGATATTGTGGCAGCCTCATGGTCACAACCTGATGACCGCTATCATGACCTGAATGTCCAATCCTTGGGCAAGCATGGCACGATAGAGTTCAGGGTTATGGGGCCTAAGTATAATTACGAACACCTCATTAGGTGGGCGTGGTTCTGTCGTGAGATGGTTAATGTGTCACGACTTGATATACCTGTCAGCGTTTGGACTTCGGTTCGTTCTATGGCAGATGTTGTATCGGTGCTCAGACAATACGGTTCTGAGATTCCGTCAGATGAGTACGACAAAGATACTCACGCTCTGGCTAACGCCATGAACGGTGAGTATGAGTTTGTCGATGCTTAATCGGTAAATACTTGTTAAGGGTGTGAGTGCCAATGTCCCCCCAACTCACTCACACCCTTAACATTCTAATTAAATAACAATAAGGAGTTGATGCCCTATGTGTGGTATTGGTGGTTTTAGTTTGTCTAAAGGTTCAAAGATTCGACCGCGTGAATTGTCTAATGCGTTACTTACAGCGTTGGAGTCGCGTGGTGGTATGGCAAGCGGTATTGCTTGGCATACACCTGACGGAATGTCTGGTGTTCATAAGGGTGCGACCCCCGGGAGTGGATTAGCACTCAAAGGCGTACCCAAAACAGTTAATGTTGGTATTGTTCATACTAGGTTGGCTACGCATGGTTCGACAGAGGACAATCGTAACAATCATCCTGTTATGTCACCTAGCAGTAATATTGCTCTCGTCCATAATGGTGTTATCTATAACCATAACTATGTCAGATCGATTCTCAGTAGTCGCATCAAGTTTGATGTGGATACTGCTGTTATCCCTGCTCTCATTGAGGAGCATGCTAACAACCTTGAGTCGTTGCAAGAGTTAGATGGTGATGCGGCTATCGCATGGTTACGCCATGACGACCAAGGTGTGTTGCACCTGGCTCGTCTTGAGCATTCGCCTATGGTTATCTGTCAAGTCGAGGACGGTTCGTTTATCTTCGCATCGACAGAAGCCTTGCTATGGCAGGTACTTATCAAGTTAGACCTTATGCCTGACCTGATTACTCATGTCGAACAGTACACATACCTTAAGGTTGTTGATGGTGTGATTACCGAGATGAGTACGCTTGGTAAGTCTAAGCATATCGGTGGCGGTTACAACTATGGTTACTATCGTCACCAGACTTCTGGTGCTAAGGCGACCGGTAACTCTTGGTATGACAGTCCGACATCTGGCTTTGGTGGTTATGACGATGAGTTTGATGATGACTATTGGAACTATGCGGTAGGTAAGTCAAGCGGTGATAAAAAGACCGACTTCCTTGGTGCTGAGGTTAAAGGTGAACCTCACTACTACATCGCATACAGGGTTAAGGGTACGATGTCTACTAACCCTAAACACCTACAATACGCGTACTATAACGGGTACAAGTATGAAGATTATGAGGACGACCTGAACGCCTTTAACTCTTACCTTGATGACTATGACCTAGTCGATTACGGTATTGTTTTGGCTGATGGCACACTATATTCAGACGCTAAGGTTACTGAGCGTATTGAGGATAGTTGCGAGTTGTTCTAGTTTTACCCCCTGAGTTGGCCTCCTTATCAACTCCGCTGCTCAGGGGTATTGTTCACCAAGGTTTTTTCTCATGGTTGGGTTTACTTGGTGGATGTGTGGTTGAGCGTAGGGATTTCCCCCCTTTCTCCTTACGCTCAACCACTTTTTTTTACTTTCACCTTTGAGTGGATTAGTGATTATTGACGATTGGAGAAAAAGTTGATTGATGGCAAACCAGGTTCATTGACTAGTATTGCGTTTAACACAGGGAGGTTGCTTGAGCGTGAGCGTATTATTAAAATCCTTGAGAAAGAGTTGGATTTTGGGCGACCGGCGGTTCTCAAGAAGAAGTGGATTATCGCCCTGATTAAAAAGGAGAAGTAATGGAAGACGAGAATGCACAGGCTCTTGTGTGGTCTATTTTCTTTGGTGGTGGGGATACTGTCCCTGACCAGGCCGAATGGAATGAAGCAGGTCGATTATTGGTAGAGATTAAGGAGATAGCAAATGGCAATGACAATGTCTAATCATTGGCAAGGTAGTTTCGATCGTCATCTGGTATTGAGCCAGATTAGTCAACTTATTAAAGCACAGGAAGATAAGTTGGCTTTGATTAGAATTCAGGAGAAGTCACAGAACTTACCTGATGAGATGGACCAATTGTCATACCATACTGGTAGGCTTTGGGCGTTGGAAGATTTAAAAGCCCAAATTGAAACAAACAATAAGATAATCGAGGTGATTAGTTAATGAGTGAAATACCAAATGTGTCCACCCTTATGGACGAGATAAAAAAGGCTGAAAAGGTTGCGTCAAACGACTTGCAGAGTTATGGTCGCGGCTATCTTGATGGCTTGTGGATGGCTTTGTCTATTGTTGAGGGGCGTGTTGAGTAATGGCTACAAGTTTAAATACAATTGTTCATGGAGTTTGGGTATCCGAATCCGGAGAGTATGGGGTAGGCAGTCTTATCGTCCTACACGACTCTAAGGTAACTGTGCGTCAGTTAGAGTTCCTGGCTCAGATGCCTGAGTCTGAACGATTTGCCTTTGCTGCTGACCTTGCTAATGGCTCTGACCTTACAGGTTGGGAGATTCAGTATGCGGGAGGCTGATTGGGATGACTTCACAGAAGAAGAACAAGCAGATGGGTGCGACACGTGCCGATCTTTATCCTGTCGTTGTGATGACGACTATGAGAGATGGAAAGAGAGTCAATTAGATGACGACCGTAATTAGTTATAGTGTTCACAAGTTCTACAAGGTTACCGATACGGATAACTACTTCGTTGCTGACGAAGAGTTCATGCGTGCTTACAAGGGTAACTTCATTGAGAACGCCGCAACCTTAGACAATGTGGTTATTAGCCGCATCACTGAGGTGGATGGTATTCAGACCGCGTCTGCCATATCTATGGATGACGGACAGCATTGGAGTGTTATTGTCTAGTGAAGAAATGTTAACTTCGGCACAGGTTGCCGACATTTGTGGCGTGTCCCTTAACACGTTACAAAAGTGGCGTAGTCGCAACATGGGGCCACGTTACATCAAGTTTGGGGGTAGTAATGCTGCCACCATTAGATACAAACGCTCAGATGTTGAGTTGTTTTTATCTGCTCGCACAATAAAACCGTTCACAGAGAGGAACTAAATGAAATCTGATATTGAGATTGTCTGGGCGGATGTCCCGCCCAGGAAGTATACATCTAAGTACAATGCTGTTATTGAAGCCTTGATGGCTAACCCCGGCAGGTGGATTATGCTGCCTACCCCATCCAAGAACAGTAACAGTGGTTTACGCATTCAGGTTAAACGTTTGAATGCTCCTATTAAGATTGTCGTTCGTAGCCGTTCCGATGGTATGTTCGACGTTTATGCGATGTGCACTACCGGCATCGCACAAGATGCGCTTCATGAAGCGCCTGATCAGAGAGAGTCTAATGCCTAGACTAAAGAAAAAAGATAATAAGTACAACCTGTCAACTAAACTTGACCAAAAGCATGATTCCAAGGCGATTAGTATTGAGTTGTCGTATTATGTTCCTGAGGATGAGATGCATGCTCATGTCAGTATCCGTAAGGATGTTACTGACCCGGCTTTGCTACTTCGCCTGTTTCGCGGTGTAGAGAAGTCTATGCGGGCAATTAGTGAAGAATACGACTTGGACTTCATCCTACTTGAGGGTGCGGCTAAGGCTTACTTAGTAGATGGAGAAACCGATGGGTCTGGACAAAGCAAAAACGACAGTGAACACCCTCGAGGGTGTCGATGTAAGTAAGGTCTATGACTTTGAGGGGTTGCTTGGTTCTTATGCTGAGCAACAATCTCACATAGCCTTACTTGAACGTATCCAGGAAGAGTTAGGTAATGCTCCTTGCGAGTCTTACCCTGATGCTTTCTTTGCTGAGATGGAGAATGTGGGTGATGTGCAACATGCTAAACAGTTGTGCAAAACTTGTCCTGTCATGATGCAGTGTGCTGAACATGCGATGCGTTTCAACATCCCTGATGGGGTGTGGGGTGGTTTGTCTGCTGGTGAACGCAAGATTCTTCGTGCCAAATCGTATAATCGATTCCAAAAGGCTCGGAAAAAGGAGAGAGATCGTGCAAAAGAATAACATTCCGCCACTCTCTTCCGAGGCCATGCGAGTTGTGTCAGAGTTGGGGTTTCGACCCCTCTCTGGCATGCCTCACATGTTTATTGGCAAAGCAACTTCACAAAACCCTAACGCTGACCCTTACATGGTGATTCTACAAATCATGCCGCTTAAGATTGACACAGCCAGATATGTCATAACTTTGACATACAATGGTAGTGAAGCGTTTAAGAGTAGGCTTGGTACTTTAGAGGACCTTGCTGAGTGGTTTAAAACTTATGCAGTGTTTGAAGACATTGATGCTTTTGTTCGAGGAGACGCTTAATGATTTACGACAGTTCTAATTTGCTTTATTCTGGTGGTTCAAATGATGAATGCTACACGCCGGCATACGGAGTAACTCCGATACTTGAGTATATCCCTAAAGATTCTATTGTCTGGTGCCCCTTTGACACCACAGACAGTGAATTCGTTAAGCAAATCTCATTAACCAATGAAGTTGTGCATTCACACATAGCAGATGGAAAAGACTTCTACTCATATGAGCCAGAAAACTGGGACATTATAGTATCCAACCCACCGTTCACTAATAAGCGTAAAATCTTTGAACGGGCATTATCGTTTGATAAACCATTTGCCTTGATCATGTCTAATACCTGGCTAAACGATGCTGCGCCAAAGCAGTTGTTTGCCGAGAAAGACCTGCAGATGCTAATGTTTGACAAACGTATAGAGTTTATCCAACAGGATGGCAGGGTTAGCAATAGGGTTACCTTTAGTAGCAGTTACTACTGCTACAAACTCTTGCCTAAGCAAATTATTATGAAACAACTTGTGAGGAGTCGAGTCACTTGATTTATGAAATGCTGTGGGATTCACAGAAGATTGCTGTGAACTTCATCACAGAGAAACGCCGAGTGTTACTGGCTGACCAGCCTGGCTCCGGCAAGACTCTAATGTCTTTGGCTGCACTAGAAGCCAACAATGCTTTCGATGACGGTGTTACTCTTATACTTGCGCCCAAGTTTCCTGCTAAGACTACTTGGCTGCAGGGTCACATCGAGAAGTTTGTGCCCACCCATGTCAACGTGTATGACTTAACGTCAGGAAGTGCTGAGAAAAAGAATGACCGCATTACTAATGTTGTGGCTCCTGCTATTGTTGTTGCTAACCATGACGCTCTTTCAGTCGCTCCAGGGGGCAAACCAAGGGTTCCGAACCTATTTACCCCTACTTATACTGCTATTGTCATTGACGAGTCTCACAGGGTTCTTCCTACTGCAACCGATCAACGATACCAGTACACACAATTCTGGCGTGGTCTATCAAATCTAAAGACAGACCCCAAGGCTTTACGCCTTGCAGTGTCAGGTACCCCTGACCGTTCCAAACTAGAGAACCGTTACGGCACACTCAAGTTCCTGTTCCCTGAAGTGTACAAGTCCCATCAACATTGGATGTTTACCAACTTCAACATGGAATCTCGCACCATTCGCCTACCAGGTGGCCGCACTAAAGACCTTGTGGTACCTGTCAGCCTGCGCAACCCCGTCGAATGGATTAACAGAGACAGTTTGTACCTTATGCGGCGCACCAAGGCTGAGATTCAGGCTGGTCGTCCGCCTAAGCAATACATTAACGTTGTGTTAGACATGGATAAGTCTCAACGTACACACTACTTCAACTATTTGCGTGAGTATTTAAATAGTCAGGGTGGTAGTTCGCCTATTTCTCCGGCTACTTACGCAATTCGTGCCCGCCAGTATGCGATTAGTTCTGGCTGGGACGAGCCTGGCATCATTGGAGATTCATTCTCCAGTTCAAAGTTCGAGTGGTTTGCAGAATGGCTCGAAGAACGAGGCTATATGGACCCTGGACACGTTTCCCCTAATCCTTCCAAGGTTGTAGTTGCTTCTTCGTTTCGAGCCACACTAGCATGGCTGCAACGCGAACTTGCCAAGCAAGGTGTTCGGGCTGAAATCCTGGACGGTTCTACATCGCAATCGGACCGTTCCAGGATTCAGGCTGAATTCCAAGACCATAACTCTAGTCTTCGTGTAGTATTACTATCTATGACTATGGGTGTGGGCATCGATAGTAATACTACACGAAGACTA